CGTACGATGGTCCCGCCAGCACGCACGCCGGGGGAAACACTCACCTGCGCTTCGGTGAGATTCGTGAAGGGCAACGCGCTGCACACTCCGCGCGTCGTCCAGAAGTAGACAGACCCGTCGCTGGGGTCCGCGTGCTGCCCCGGCACCGTGCCGTAGGGGGCGAGTTGATCGAGCCTGTCGCCGCTGTAGGCGTAGATGCGCTGGGTCGTGCCGACGATCAGCGCTTCGTCCACCGCAGTCAGCATGACGACGTTCCCCGGCACCAGGAAGAAGTCGCTGTCGAGACTGAACAAGTGGTATCCCAGGGTCTTGGAGTACCAGACCACGGACTGATCGCTCACCGGGTCGTACTGCGCTGCGTAGGCCCGCCCGCGCCAGAAACACACCGGCCCGGTGCCTTGGGGCAAGGGGTCCATCGACGCCATGCGCAGGTCTTCGCCCAGCGCGTCGTTGGAGAACACCCAGTTGTAGGCGCTGCCGGTCGTCGTGACGGCAAGTTGATAGACCGTGCTGTTGGCCGGAGCGATGTAGACCTTGGTCAGAGCCCCTGCAACGTGAGGGATGTTGGCGATCCCCAGTGCCTGCCCTGCAACCAGGGTGATCTCAGCTGGGTCGCCCGCACCGGTCTCACGCCCATCGGCCAGCACGTAGGTGCACAGCACCTGCCAGAGTCCGGGGGCAAGGTTGCCGGTAATGGGGGTCAAGGTTGGGGCAGTAGGTGCACTCCACGACCAGGGCAACACCGTGTTGTCTCGGGCGATGATGCCGCTGTCGGTGCCGTTGTTGTAGTAGGTGCGGTTGTTGATCTCAGCCCAATACATCGGGGCCGTAGAAGTCAAAGTAGCCAACACCACGCCGTTGAAATCGACAAGCTGATTGCCCAGCACGAAGTAGCTGCACTCGTAGTCGAAGGTGCTGAATGCGCTGCTGTAGGCCCCTGCGCTGACTAGCTGGTAGCCGTCGCGCTTGACCAGGGCGCCGGTATCCGTGACATGCACGTTGTCCGCCGTATGCAGCCACGCATGGCCCAGCCTCAGCGGGTCGCTGACTGTGTTCAAGCCATGAAATGACTGAATGTTGTACATCACCAATAGGCTTGGTTGTGTGCGGGTGCGTTGGCCATAAAGCCCCTGCGCATGTCTGCGTCAGGACGGTTGCCAAACACCCGCGTGAATTCGGCGAGTGCCTTGTCAGCACGTTGCGGGTCGTGAATCTCAGCATCCGGGCGGCTGTAATGCTTGTGCAGCGCCCACTGGATCAAATGCCGATGGTGTTGTGAACCGATCTCGAATTCCTCGGTGTCGGCCAACGTCGTGATGGGAAGTCGGTAGCACTCGATATGCAACGTTCCATCGGCTACGGGCTTGCAACCCAGTTGCACCGATGTCTGGTCCACCACCAAATACTTGGGTTCCTCGGTCAGTTGCCGCCAGCCGGGGTAATCCCGATCCATCGCCAGACGGTCTTTGAGACTGAGAACCGTGGTCGTTGTCGAACCCGTGGGCGTGAAGTCTGCGTAGGTGATGAATGCAACCGACTGGCTCAGGGTGTAGCCCATCGTTCCTGCCGTTACAGCGATATCACAAATGCTGGTGTTGGACGACTCAAATAGCAGATTGGCACGGATGGCGGCTTCTTCCTGCGCTTCGGCCAGCCACGCCGTTACCTGCACGTCCGAAGCGAGATACGCTTCAACGAGGTCGTCCGCATCCACGCGGAACTGGGCGATGGCCTCTTCCAGATTCATGCGGCACCGTATTGATCGACCAGACCAATGGCCTGTTGACGCAGCGACTCGACACTCTTGCGCTTGTCAATGTCCATGCGATACGTGGTCTTGACAAACGATTCCAGCGCCGTTTTGTCCATCGCTGCAATGCGGTCGCGGATGGCCTGAGAGTCCTCATCCACCAACGTTTGCTCTTGCACCTCGACTACTTCGGCCTTCTTGGCATCGCCCTTGGCGTACACGTCAGGATGGCGCAGCATCTTTGCAGCCAGATCAGCGGGAACCAGGACCGATTGGCCTTTGGTGAACGCAATCCGCGAACCATAAGTGCCATCAATGTAGGTTTCGCGCTTGCCGATGTACTTAACGGCTACTTTTTCCATGTCCTTGGTCCTTTTTGCTTCAAAAAAAGGGAGCCGTGTTACCGGACTCCCTCTGTCTCCTACAGGTCGCTATCAGGGTGCGCCGACCAACACGCACTCAACCAACAGATCAAGGATGCCCACCGAAGCGTGAGCCGCGCCCGCGTTGGTCAGGATCACATAGGCGTCCTTGGGCAACGTGATGGGGGCCACGCCAGTATTGGTAGAGCGGGTGCGTCCCAATGCGTTGGTAGCCAAGCCAGCGACAAAGAAATAGTCGTCGTCCTGGGGAACCGATGTGCTATCCACACCGTCCACATAGGCGAAACCGATCTTGGCCGTGGTCGCAGCCGTGAAGGCGTCTGACACAATCGCCAAGGCATCATGCAGACGTGCACCAGCGGGTAGGATGCCCATGCGAACCACGTCACCGATACCGACGGCAGACGTGGAATCGCCGTTGGACACGGCGCCTGCAGCGGTCGTGGTCAGGTTGAACTGCAACGTGGTGCCGTTGCCGTAAGGGGTGCCGCCGAACTGTTGTTCTTGCGGCAGGTACTTCTTGGTTACTGTAGCCATTTGAATATCTCCGGTTGGGTTTCAAGAAAGGGGCCGAAGCCCCATTTCGTTTAGAACGGCAGGCGAACGGCGGTGTCGATTGCGATCACGCCGTAGTCCGTGTACTGCTGGGCATCGCCATGGTCTACGAGGAAACGAATCTTGGAGCGACCATTGATGGCACCGACCAGCACTTCCAGCTTGTCGCCGTGGTCCAGTTCCTTCTCGGACCAGAAGAACGGATTGCCGGTCTTGACGTTCTTGCCCCATGCTTCGGCCAGCGCCTGACCACCCAGCAACAGGGCGCGGTCCACAGCGTAGGTCGTGCCGAATGCGGCAGGCACCAAGTCCGTGGTTGTCTCTGTCTCGCTGGTATAGCTGGAGCACCAACGCAGGCTGTCACCGGCATAGAAGCGGATGGGCTTGGGCATCTTCACGACCAGAATGCCGTTCCACAGGATCGAATCCCCCATGAACAGGGGATGTTGACCGGCCTGCTGGGCACGCGCCATCGCGTTGGCCTGGAAGGTACGGAACTGGCCCGAGTTGGACTGCTGGATGCTGGTGTACTGCTCGCTGGAAACCAGCAACACGCGCAAGGGCGAGTCAGACGCCATCTTGTCGCCATCGAAAATCACCGGGGGCGGGGGTACAGCCATGGAATCCAACTGGGTACGCAGCCCGTCGATCAGGTCCGTATTCATCACGTCTGTGGTGGCAATCGTGATTTCGTTTGCCGCTGCCTTGATGGTTTCAATACCCGTGCCGGTAGACATGAAGTGGCGGTTCTTGGTAGGAGCCTTGACCGTGTTCACAGCGATCTGAGCGAAGTCAGGATCGGTAGACAGGGGAACTGCCCACTCCGCGTTCATGTGCGAACCACGCGCACCGGCCAGGTGGACCAGGGTTAGCTGGTCGGCCAGGCGGTCCATGTAGTTCTGACCCAGCGCACGGGCCAGCTTGCGCAACTCGTGGGGTGTACGCTGTTGCGTCATCGTGTCGCCAGCAGAGATCGGGTAACGCGCCTGATTGATGCGCAGCCGGTCTTGCGAGAACGACATCTTGCGACCCTGACCTTCGGCAACTGCCGAACCCATGATCGGCTTGCCGCCCATCGGGTTGATCAGGTCGAACGTGATTTCATCGCCCGCAACCTTGGTCAAGTCCATGCACTTGACAATGGGCATTTCGTTGGACGACTGATTGCGGATCGTTTTTTCCGCGTCGGCCTGCTGGGGGAACTTGCCCGTCAGCCGGTTGATCGTGGTGTTGCGCTGCATGTTTGCAGCGAAAAGACCAGCCGATTGCAGTTTTACCGCAAGGGCTGACCCATAGGGGATATTCGTAGAAGCCATGACAATTTCCTTCTAGGGGACCGGCTACGCTTCCCAGCGATGCCTGCGTCGGGTTAAATCACTTTGCTTAGGAGTGCATTGATCTGTTCGGGGGTTTTGCCATCGAACATGTTCATCAGCGCCCTATCGCTCATTTCGGCCATTTGCTCGGCGCTGTTGGTCGGAACTGCTGCGCCTGCCGGTATTTCCGACAAGCTCTTGGGTGCCGCCACCTTTGCCTTTGCAATTGCTGCTTTCGCAGCAACCGCAACATCCTGGGATGCAGCGGTTTTGCTGGTTCCTTGCGCCTCTTTGAAGTTGTCGAGCAGTTCGATCACTTCGGCTGCTGTACCGCCCTCGATGACTGCGCGTAACGCCGGTCGTGCATAGCTCGGATGGCTTTCAATCCACTTTTCCATCGCATCGGACTGCACAACCGACTCAACATCGGGGTGTGCCTTCTCGATAGCGCCGAAGTGGTTGTCTGCTTCCGACATGGCTTCCTTGTGCTTGATGGGTTCAAGCGCCTGGGCCAGCTTTGCATCCATTTCTGCCTTGATCGCTGCGACTTGTCGCGCCACCAAAGCATCAACCCCTTTGCGTATCGCACTTTCGGAGAAGTCACCAAACAAGTCTGCATCGTCAGACGTAACCGCTTCCGCCGTCACTTCTGGCGCACCGGGCTTGCGGGCTTCGTTGGCGGCTGCGATTGCTGCCTCCAACTGCGCCTGGGCCTGGGCTGCTACCTGTTTCCAGTGGCTCTCTGCCTGCCTTGCCTCGACCAGCTTGTCGTAAGGGATGGTGTGAACACCGTCCTTTGCAAGCAAAACCGGAGTCGGTTCGGCTTTGTCATCGTTCGATGCAGGCACGTCAGCGGCGGGCGGTTCGCTGTTTTCCACTTCGGTTGGTGCCGTTGTGATTTCGCCCTCTGGGAGTCCCAGCATGTGCATCATTTGCGCGTCGGTCAATTGACCATCCACAGCATTTGCTTGGAAATACTCAGCTTGATTCAAATTACCCTCTGACACATTTCGCCGTGTCCGCGTAGAAGGGTTACGAGTCGGGGCCGAAGCCCCTTCTCTCCGTCCACCCTTGGGCGACCTTCACAGGCGGCTTGCAGGTTGGGATTCGCCAGCCTTCACAGGCTTGCGTGCTTTGGAATGTGCCCGGCTTGCTATCAAATAAAAAGTGCTACCGGGGGTTATTGAAAATTGTCCGCTGTGCGCTGCGTCTCAATGCCCTTGTCCTCGCCCTGGAAGGGTGAAGCGGCCTGGGGTGGAACAGGTGGAAATTGCGGGCTTGTGTTTTGATGCACGTTCATAGGCGGTACAGGAACACCGACCGGCTGCGGATAGTCCGGGTCTTGACCGGCTGGGCTGGGTGTTCGATAACCTGCGGACATCATCACGGAGTCGGCAATGGGCGCTACCTGGGGAAGTTGTGCAATGACCTGCCCAGCCTGCATGGCCGCGAATGCACTCTGCACGCCATTCTTGACCGTTTCTGACACGATCTTGTCAATCTCGGCTGCAAGGCGCTCGGGGCTATATTTCAACTCCAACTCTTTGGATTTCAGGTCAAACTGCGCCTTGGTCAGAGCATTGTCCACAGCCTGATTGATCTGCTCCTGAATTTGCTCGGGTGTCTGGTTCTGCTGCGCGTCACGAATCGCTTTGATGATTTGATCCTTATCAGGAATATCCATCAATTGCAGCAAGTACGGCAAAGCAACCACCTGATACTGCTGCGGCATCGACTTGAATGCCTCGGACATGCTGGCAAGCTGCTGGGTGCGGAAACTCGGCGTTGTGGGCACTTCGGACATGACCACCTTGAGCATGGTCTTTTGCACGTCGTTGGTCAGATACTTGAAACCATCCTCGTCAATCGTGGTCACGTTGAGTTTGACTGTCCTTTCCGGTGTAACCACATTGCCCTTGATTGTCACTTCCTGGCACTCGCAACCCATGTCCTCGATGATCATGGACAGTAGCAACTCGCCCACCATGGCGCGGGCAAACTTGAAGTTGTCCATCAGACTGGCCAAAGCCTGCGTGGCTTGCTCGACCTGGGTGTTTTCCTGTACGCCACTCGTTGCTGTGCCTTGACGGCCAGAGAATGCGCTGCTGATACCCGATGCGCGCTCGATACCGAGGCGCGAGTCTTGCAGCATCTTGTATTGTTGCTCGGACAACTGGAAATCGCGCTCGACCTTAAACAACGCGCCGGGTTGCGCCATGTGCTGCGCATCCAGAATGATGTCGGCATCTACCCGCGCAATCTGCGTGCGGAACACTTCGTCCGGGTAGGCAACTGCGCCTTTGGTGCGAATCGTTCTCGCTGCCGATAAACCCCAGCGAATCTTTGAAATGCTGGCATTGACGTTATCCTGCAGGTAAACCATGCCTCGCACACGACCATAGGGCACGCCGGTACGGTCCTCGCGCTCACCCCAAAACGGCACGTAGGGGAAATGGTTGTGCTTGTAGGGTGTAGGACCATCAAACAACAAGTGCGGACCCATCCAGAAACTCACGCGCACCTTGGACACAACCGCCATGCGTGGGATCACGACACCTGCTGCGACCACGGCAGCGTGCATGGGGTTGGACTCGTCGTACTCCACAATCCGCCCATCGGCCAGCTTGATAACGGGTACACGGTCCCAGCGCCGGTACCAGACCTCGAACAGACACACGCGGGAGTTTGTCACGTCGCGCCACTCTTGTTCCTCGACCGACCAACCGCGCTCATCGTCCCACGCTTTGGCCAAATCGGTGCTGGCTCCACCGTCAAAGCTGAAATACTGGTCACTCCATCGCCCGGATGAAGCCTTGATCAACTCGGCCTTGTCGGGGAATTTGAGCGCGGCCTGGTGTGAGTCCGTCCAACGGCGGCGAATCAGATACCGAGCATCGGACATGTTGGGTTGCTTGGCCAGGAAGTCCCACCAAATCTCGTTGCGGTGGACGGCATTGCAGCGATAGTCGTACTTGAACGGATCGGACTCGCGGGCGACCTCGACCCAACCGATACCAACGCACAACTGGGGCCGGAATGCATCGCTACAGGCACGGTCGGCACCACTTTGACGCTCGGCCTCGTTGAGTTTGAAGTTCAGCGCGTCGGCAACATCATCTGCGCCGTCTGTGTTTGATGTAACGCGCCAATCGGTACGCGTCTTGGCCTCGAAACCGGTCACGGCCTCGATAGCGGGACCGACAAGCGGCTCAATGGCGGGCGGCATGCCTAGATCTTTTTGGCGTTGCAGGACATCTGCGCCTAGCTGATTGCCGTCCACATAGTCCATTTCGCGGTCGGCACGGGCACGCCAGGCGGGCTGGTTCATGACCTCATTCAAGTACTTGGTGAATTCGCCCAGGTCGATGGATTGGCCCTGGTCTGCAGGCTGTCTTGTGGTGTCGGGTGAAAACGGGTTCATGTTGGACCTCATGTGCGCCAGTCGGGCGGTGGGGGTGCTTTGTAGGTGTGTACTGTTTCTCCGATTGCGCCAAGCTCTTTTACCTGCGCCCATTGACGCAAGGCGTCCGCGCCCTCGCTGCAACCGTTGCTCTTGTCAGGCTCGTCAGTGAATCGGTTTTCAGACCTGTTGAACTTCTTTCGATAACCCTCGATACGTTGAATACCCTTCTTGCATCGGACCTGGTCGAAATAGGCGGATTTGAGGTGTTTTCGCGTTGCCTGCACACCAGTAATGAGTTGCGTCACGCGCGGGACGATATGAAACCGCTCTCCAGGCATCAGTGCCTGAATCTGCTCTTTTGTGGTCCGGTTGTAGTCGGCCAAGCGGCGGTGGTCGGCATCGTGCGGTAGGTAGTGCGTGCCAAACACGTAGCCCTTTGAGCGCAGTTCGGCCACGTAGAAGCGCAAATCCTCGTTGTGCGCCTCGATGTAGTCAATGAATCGGTCTTCTCCGCGCAGTTCCTGGTGGAACCAAATCGCCACACCATCGCTTGCACCAATATCCCAAAAGGTATTCACTGGCACGTCCAGCACGGGCACGTTGCAGATGCCGCCACGCTTGCGGATGGCCACCATGTCCTTGGCGTAGTAGTTGCCCTCGGTTGACAGCTGGAAAGCCTCGTCCGGCGTTGACGGATATTCCTGCCACATCCGTTCTTCTTTGCCTGCGAAGTCGGCGGATATGGTTGCCACGTACCACGCGCGCTGGTCCGCGTCGATCTTGCAGTCCATTTCAACCTCTATACGGTCGAAATAGTCGTGCTCGTCCTTGCTTACCGAAACGGTCGTGCTGTCCAGGCGGTACTTCGGCTCCTGCCACCAGGCGTAGAAGTGGAATCGGTAGTCCTTTGGCGTCAGCGGCAACTTGCTGGCGTGCAGCTTCTGCGACTGCTCCACCATCCCAAAGAACTCTCCCTCCCGGCCTTCGGCGGTGGATTCGATCACCAGTACGGCATTCGTTGGGACGGCTGGAATGGAGCCTGTTACGACTTCCTGGGCCTTGTCCGGGTACTTGGCGCAAATCTTCCCGAACTCGGACACATGCAGCCGATGGATGGTCCCTGAACGCATGGACGTGGCCACGCGAATGCTGCTGTTGTTGTGGGCAAAAAGCAGTTCATCGGCGTTGTCTGCAGCCAGCGGGAACCGTTCGCGCAGGGCTTCCGGCAGGCTGTTGTAGGCGAACTTAACCTTGTCTCGGAATATGACCTTTGCCGCGTCCCGGTCCTGGGCGATGATGCCGCAACGCTGGTCCGAATTGAAAAGTGCATGGTCGAGCCACAAAATTGCCACGAGGCTCGTGAAACCCAATTGACGCGCTTTAAGTATCAGATTGCGGTGCCATAAACGACTGACAAACCGGCGTTGCGCACGGTTGGGCCGAAATGGCATAACCATGGCTTCCTCGGCCTCGTCGTCGCCTTTCACCATAATTTTGTAGAGCGCACCACTAAAAAGCCTCCACTCGGGGTCGGCTAGGCAACGAGCCAATTCTTCCTCGCTGCTTGGCAGCGGTGCAAGCGGCTCGTTGCTCAGGATGCGTGGCAACAACTCAGACATCAATCATCCTCGTTGTGATCAATGTCGCGGGCTACAGGCTTGAATGTGCTGGCGGTACCGCTGGTGATGGTCTGCAGCAGGGTTGTCAGGCCGTCCGTGGTCTTGGGTTGCTCCTTGTCCATGCCGTAGGCCTGACGCTCCATGCCGACAACCTTTTCCAGCATCAGGGTCAATTCCTTGCCGGATGTGATGCGCCCTTGCAACCCAATGACCTTGCGGTAAATCTGGTTCAGCTTTTCGGCGGCTGCAGATTCAGCCTGGGCCTGCATAAGTTCGCCCAGTGCTTCAAACAGTTCGCGGTTCTCAGTGGTCTGTTCCAGTTCCTCTAATAGCTTCTGAAACAGTCCACGGGTACGTGCAATGTCCTTGCGCTGGGCCAACTGCACATTGGCCTGTTGGGTCGAAACGGCCTCAACCACAGCACTCTCGTTAACGGCTTTCCGCGTGTTAACCGATGCGTTAACCTGGGCCGCGTTAACCTTGGCCTCTGCCTTAGCGCGAATCTTTGCCCCAAGGTCGCGCACCCAATCATCGCGCTTTGCCCGTTTGAGAATCGCTGGAGCCGATACGCCGAATTCCTTCCCGATGTCCTTGAGAGAGCGAATTCCGGCGCGGTACTGAATCTCGACTGCTTCCCAGTCGATTTCTTGACGTTTAGATGCAATTTTGGCAGTTTCCATGCTGCCGATGATGCTGCCTTGGACGGTTTTAAGCCACTGATGCCGGGGGTTTAGGCATAGGGCAACCCGAGACTCCCGACCTTTAGGGTATTGGTAGTCTTTGCCCAGCCTTTTGAGGCCCAGCACACGCAGGACGGACACATTCGGATTGTCGAGCGCCCGTATCGGGGGCCAAGCGCTTCAAGTCGGTTTGCTTGCTCGTTTTATGCAGTTGCTGTGCAACACTGCGCCGCCGGGTTGCCAGTTAGCGGCATCGGTAGATGGGTGCAGCCCCGATGTGGCCCATTAGCTTTGCAACGCGCGCCCTGACGCTGGAAAGAAAAAGCCACTAGTCTCTACTCTCCACGGAGCAATCGTGGTGGCATCTAAGCCAGAGAGTAGAAGCTAGTGGCTTCTTGTTCTCAATTGTCGTAGCGATTGCTCCGCTTGACAAGTGAATTTTGGATTCCGGCGCAAAATGATTCAAACCTTACCGGGGGTTATTGGTGATTAGCTTTTGCCTATCGCTTTTCTTTTTCGATAGAAATGTTTTTCTTGCAGTAGCTCAAATTGAGACTATCATTGCTACATGGACAAGCAATAACGCTAGTCCCCGAAGTCTGCCGGTAGCAGGCGGGAGAATGAAAAATGGAATACGTGACGATACCTAAATTCATCCTTGCGGCACTCCAGCAGTGCCTGGATGCTGGCTGCGTACCGAGCATCCGCGAAGGTCAAGGTGGCAACAGCCACAGCACATGGGTCATAAAGTTCAGCGTGCGCGTAGACCATGAAGACCGTATGAGCGAGTACCACGTCTTCGAGGTGAAGGTGACTTCCAGCTACAGCCAGCAGTTCCTCGACTTTCAATTCTGCGGCCCTCACGCCGATTGCAAGAACTATCTCAGCATGGGCGACTGCGTGCGGGCTGCGAAAGACCGCGTCCTGGCCCAGCAAATCGAAAACTGAACTCTGGAGAATGAAAAATGAATCCGCAAGACACAGACCGCGCAATTGCTGCGCTCGCACAAGCTGTAGACGCATTACGGGACATGCATAAAGTCTGCTCGGCAGTCGAGTCCATGATTTTGCTGCCGTTGATCCGTCAGACACAAACAGACTTAGACACGTTGCAGCAGCTCAAAGCTGCATTGCGTGAAACTGTATGACCCCCACTGACCTCCGCGCCTGGCAATCCCGCATGGGCTACACGCAAGCCCGTGCAGCGATTGCCCTGGGTGTTTCCCTGGCGACATACAAAGACTGGTTGCGCGGCCAGTCTCGCACCAGCGGCCAGCCTATTGAGATTGACCGGCGCACGGAACTCGCGTGCGCTGCTATTGAGGCTGGTCTAAGCCTCTGATTTGATTTTTGAAAGATCAACTAGCGGGACCATCGCAAACCCCGCTAAAACGTGCACGATGGCTCGTACATCGCGTATGGACAAGTCCAGGCACACATCGTCAACGTCCAGCTTGATTCGCCCACCCGGAACGTGGGTGCTGGATACGATCTTGTCCCGGTGGATATTCACGGGGGCAAAGACGCCCGGAATCACCCGTTTAATCAGCCCGCGACTGAAAAGCCGGTCGAAATGCTCGTCAACTAGGTGGTAAGCGACACCTAGCTCCTGGGCCACGGTCTTTCTAGTGGCCTCCCTTGGGGGGTTTGACTGATACAGGTCGACGATTGCGTGTAGCACATCATTTGACGTGACGATTGTTTTACCGCGTTTGT